CGAACGGCGTCTTCACGAGGCTTCGAAGATCGTGCTTCGCGGCCTGACCGGCTCGAAGCGCGACCGGCTGAACCTCGAAGAGGCGATGACCATTTCGGACTTCCCGAATCTCTTCGGCGACGTCATCGACCGCGCGGTGCTCGCCAACTATTTGGAGACGCCGTACACCTGGGACCAGGTCGCGCACGCCTCCGAAGTGAACGACTTCCGCCCTGTGAAACGGTTCCGCGTTGACGGCGGCACAGGGTTGCTGGGCAACACGCTGTTGAATCCCACCGCGAATCTGAGCGGCGCTTCGGCGACCGGCGCGGGCTTCGATGCCAACGGGAACATGATCCCAATAGCACAGGGCGCGCAATACCCCGAAGATTCTCTAACCGACGCGGTTTACACCTATCGTGTGCAGAAGTACGGCAAGCGCATGCCGTTCGCCTGGGAAACGTTCGTCGACGACGATTTGAACGCGCTGAAAGATACTCCGGCGCGGTTCGGCCGCGGCGCACGGCGCTCCGAAGAGTACTTCGTCACGAAGATGTACGCGAACAACGTTTCGGGCAACGGCCCGAACGGCAACCCGTTCTTTTCGAATGGGAATAAGAACATCGTCAACAACGCGAACGTGGGCGACTCCGGCGGAAACAACCCGGTGCTCTCGATCACGGCGTTGCAGCGCGCGTTGATTGTGATGATGCAGCAGAAGGACACCACCGGGCAGCCGATCTCGATTGAGGCTGTCACGCTCGTGGTGCCGCCGTCGCTGTGGACTGTGGCCCAGAACATCCTGAACACCGATTACGTCTGGATGGCTGACCAGGGCGGTACGACCAACATCTACGGTTCGAACACTGCGGCGTTCGCTGGTCAGCAGCTCCACGCGCAGAACTGGGCGAAAAACATCGTTCGCCTGGCCAAGAATTACTATCTGCCGATCGTTGACGCGACGCACGGTCAGACTGGCTGGTATCTGTTCGCCAACCCGGAGAATGGACGCCCGGCGCTCGAATTCGGACGGCTGCGCGGCCACACGACTCCGGAGCTGTTCATGAAGCTGCCGAACTCGGTGGCGATCGGCGAAGGCGCTTTCGGGCCGGGCTCTGGGATCATGCCGGGAACTACCAACCAAAATCCTCTTGAGGGAGATTTTGACACAGACACCGTCGCCTACAAAATCAGGCACATTTTTGGGGGAACGCAATTGGACCCCATAATGGCGGTCTATTCCAACGGGTCCGGCGCCTAAGAGGGAAATTGGACAGTGTCGTTCAGCTACGATCCGTCAACTCCGATCGGCATCACGCGCTTGCTGGTGTCCGATACGAGCGATGCCGCGCCTCTGCCGATTTGGCAGGACGAGGAAATCACGGCGGTGCTCAATCTGTTCAACTCGCAAAACATCATCGTCGGGTTGAGCGGCTACAAACCATTCAATCCGCCTCCGCAGACGTTCAGCTACCGCAGGGCGGCGGCAACGCTTCTACGGGCGCTCGCGGCGAATCAGGGGCGTATGGCCACCGTGGGGCTGCTCGACGTGAAGATCAACGGCCCAGCGGCGGCCGCGGCGCTCAGAGCTATAGCCGACGACTATATCACGAGCGAAGAGAACGACGGGTTCTTTGCCGTGAGCGAAATGGTGCAGGACTCCTTCTCGATGCGCGAGCGGCTTTGGAAAATGCTTTACCGGTTCAACAACGCCTGATGCAATTCTCGATTCAAGCCGATTCCGCGCAGGCGGTCACGACCGCGTTCCAATCCGGATTCTTGTCCGGGCTCTGTACGATTCAAACGTTGAACACGACCCAAGGCGCATCCGGCGCGCCCGATAACACCTGGACGGCTTACTCCGGGCTGATCGGGATTCCGTGTCAAATCGCCGTACCGTCCGCGAATGCCGTTCAGGCCACCGAAGTCCGCGCGCTCGAAGAATTGATGGCGAAATCCGTGCGCCACGTTCTACTGGGCGGATTCTTTCCGATCCTCAAGCAGCTCGCGCAGGGCGGCCAGTGTCGCGCGTTAATCACGATGGCGAACGATGCGGCTGTGTACGCTTTTCAGCTTCTCGGGGCTGAAGACGACAGCCAAGGGCAAATGACGCGCTTCGAGTGTGAATGGGTGAGCTTGTAATGGGACTCTCGGCACGCGCTCAATTCGTTCCGCGAAACTCCGCTGGGCAGTTTGTTCAAGTGGTGGTGACGCCCGCAGTGTTGGCTTCGATGATTGATTCGTGCGCTTTGCTTCAGCAGGCCGCAAAGGACAAGTGCCCTGTCGACACCGGCGCGTTGCGCGATTCTATCGGCGTCACGATTACGCAAACCGGCAAGACGGTGGTGGGCTCGGTGGCACCGACGATGGACTACGCGTCCTACGTCGAGTACGGGACGGGTCGCCGGGGCTCTCCGGCACCCTACCCGCACGTTGAGACGTGGCCCGGGCAGGTGGCACAACCATACATGCGGCCGGCGTTTGATGAAAGCCAGGACGCCGTCAAAGAGCTTTTCAGGGGGCAGCTTGCTCAAGCATTCCAGCCATGACCCCATTGACCGTCAAGCTCCGAACGGCGGCGCTCGCGGACCCGAATCTCACTGGCCAGCTAGTGGGCAGCGGGTTCACCGGAGTGCAAGCGCCGTTCAATGGCTCCTTTCGCTGGTACGACCGGCAATTATGGGAGGGCTCGCCCTATCCGGCTGTTACGGTCATGCAGGTGTCTGGCGTTCCGTACCAGGCGAGTTATCGAAATCCGGTTTCGAAGTATCGAACGCAGTTCATGTTGTGGGAGGGGCCGACGCCGGATATAGCCGGTGCGCTTCTCACGGCGATTCAGACATTCATGGATTCGTTTTCCGCGGCTCAAGCCGGGCAGCGGTCATTGGTCATCGATGTACGCGACGGATTCTACGCGGCTACGCAGCCCGGAATTTATCAGCGCATCGTCGACGCGTACATTTTCTCGGACGACACGACTTAAGGGGGATTTGAAATGCCTGCACCTGGACTTGGAATTGCCGCTGTAGCGGCGCAGCCGACACTGCTGCAAACCGGAAACGGTCAGTGTCCCGAATCGTTTCAGACGATTTCGAACGTATCGAACATCAAATGGGCCAAGAAGACGAAAGTGGTCGACGTCTCGTCTCATTCGACCGGTGATCCGTATCAGCGGCAATTCCCCACGATGCTCTACACCGGGGACGTCACGTTTGACATCTTCTGGGTTCCCGAGGATCCCACGCATTCTTCGGCGCAAGGTGGCCTGACGAACCTGTGGAAGAATCGCATCGAAGGCGATTTTCAGTTCGTCTATCCAGACGGGCACAATTCGACGGAATCGTTTTCGGGCTACGTCACCAATATGGGCATGACTTCGGCTGTCGCGGATGTGCTCAAGCAGAGCATCACCATTTCGGGCACCGGGCCGGGAAGCTGGGTCTAATGAGCCAGAACAACGGAAGAGAGCCGCAAGGTCCGCCGATCGTTTACCCGACGCTGAACGTTCGCGGCGTCGATTACCGGCTGAAGTTTTCGCTGGGTGCGGTGATCGCGCTCGAAGATATGGGCATGACGATGCCGGATCTTCAGAACGAGCTGAACCGGTGGAAGCCGACGACGAACGAAGCCGGGGAGGTGATTCCCGGCCAGGTGAAGCCGTCCATCCTGATGAAGGTGATCCGGGCTTGTTTGCCGGAAGAGTGCAACATCTCGCTTCGGGCCTTGGCGGATGAATTCGACCCGACCGACTTTCCGATGTTGATTACGAAAGTCGGCGAGGCGTTTGCAAAAATGCGGCCGGCGGCGGTGAAACTCCAGGAGCCGGCGGCGATCCAGGAGCGGCCGACAGTCCAGTAGACCGCGAGGAGCATTGGTTACGTCTATGGGCGTTCGCAACGAGTCCACACGGTTTAGGGCTCAATGCGGACGCCCTTTGGCGTCTCAGCCCGCGCGAGTATCGAGCCTATCAGGATGTCTGGCAGTCATCGAAAATGCTGGAGGCTCAAGCGATGGCCGATTTCAGGAACGTGCATTTCAGGGCAGAAGGTCCAGAACCGTGGGAAGCCGCTCACTTCTTCGGCAAACCCTATGGAGAGCGTTCCTTGGTTCCAACAGTGGAAGAGATTTTGAAGTACCGGGCATACAAAGTGAAGCCGCGGCAGGAATTGCCGGATTGGGCAAAGGGGAGTAAGTCATAGCAGATTCACCCATCGGCGAGATACCTATCCTCGTAACTGCGGACTTTGGTGACGTCGAAACGGGCATCACCGCCGCGGTATCTGCGGCAAGTGCGGGCGCGGATGCCATCGCATCAGCGTTTGATATTCCGGATCTCACCACCGGGCTTTCGGATCAACTCAATCTTTTCGCGGATGCGTCAACTAACGCGGGCGCCGCGGCGGCAGCGGCAGCCGATCAGCTGGCGCTATTCGATACCAACGCCATCGAAGCCGCTGACTCGATGGAGCAAGCCGGCGATGGGCTGGCGGCTATGGCCAGCGGCGCGGAAGCGGCATCGTCATCGCTTGGTGAAACTGGAGATGCCGCCGAAGAAGCCGGCACAGAAGCCGAAGGCGCTGAGGGTGGATTCGCTGGGCTCGCGGAATCCATGCTCGCGGTCGGCGAAGCCCTGGTCATCACTGAAGGTCTGAAGGAATTCGGGGAAGAAGCGCTGAATGCGTATGGAACGGTGCAGAGCGTCACCATTGGGTTGACGCAGCTCACCGGATCCGCTGAACAGGCCGAGACGATCATTAACCAGATCAAGGAACTGGCAGCGACGGAGCCGTTTGCTTTCCCTGATATCGCACCTACCGTGCAGAAGATGGTCGCGCTAGGAGTCGCGGCGGATCAAATCCCAGGCGTCATGCAAGCCGTTGCGGATGCCGCGGCGGCGACCGGGAACCAGTTCAATCAGGTCGCCAACTCGTTTGATCGCATGACGCTGTCGGGCACCGTCAACGCGCGCGCGTTAGTCCAGTTGGGCATCAGCACTCAAGGGCTCGGCGATGTGATGGGCGTGGCGTCCGACCAGGTCAAGGCTGCTTTCCTGGCGATGGATCAATCCGATCGCATCGAAACCCTAGAAGCTGCGATGGGTAAATTCGCGGGCTCTGCAGAGGCACAGGCTGCGGGCATCAAGGGCGCCTGGCAGATTTTCGAAAACCAGTTTGAGGAAGTCATGGTTGGCGTGGGGGAAGCGCTTGCGCCAGCGGCTGTCGCAATTCTCAACTTTGGAAAGACGGCGCTCGCGTCGATTCAGGAAGCCGTCGACGCTTTCAATTCGCTGTCCGAACCGGTAAAGGAATTCGCCGGGTTTGTAGCGATCGCTGTAGCGGCACTGGTCCCATTGACCGGCGTCGTCGCGGCGCTCGGGTTCGCTATATCTGGACTCCAAACGGCCGGCGTTGCGTTCAGTGGGATACTCACGACAGTTGGGATTGCTGGGGGTGAGGCTGCGGCGGGCGTCGAGGGCGCCGAAGTCGCGGCCACTGGGCTAGGCGGCGCGTTCGGCTCACTCATCCCGGTCGCGGCTGCGGTTGCTGGCGCCCTCGCTTTTGCGTGGCTGACCGGAACGGTAGATGCTTTCGAGAACTTTGGCACGGCCGCTAAGAACCTTGCGGCGACATTCGATATCGTTGGGGCTTCCGCCGGTTCACTCAGTGGCGCATTTAGCCCGCTCACTCTCGCGCTTCAGCTTGTCGATACATCGATCGGCTCTCTGATCTCAAAGGCGGGCGGCTGGGAGACATTTTGGGTAGGCTTTAAAATTGCCGTCAATCCGGCGGCGGATGCATTAAACGCCATGGCCGCGGTGATGACGCTGTTCAGCGGCAAGATCAGCACGATGGACCCGTTGATGGCGTCCATGCTTCAGAAGTTCCAAGCTGTTCCGCCGGCGACCGACGGAGCGACGGACGGAACGAACAAGTTCTCAGCTGGGCTTCAGAAGGTCGTCGACGCGCAACTAAAAGCGAATACCGAAGTTGCGGCGGCGAAGCAGACCCTCGACGACGCTGGAGCGGCGCTGGCAGCCGGGACGATTACTCAAGGGACGTACAATGCGGCGCTGCTGGCCTACGATAACGCGCTTCAGAAAGCCAATCCGCACGGTAAGGACTTCGCGTCGACAGTCGCAGGAATCGAAGCGGCGGCGGCTAAGGCTCAGGCGACCTTTAAAAGTTCGCTCTCCGTTTACGATCAGTTGGTTATCGGGTTCCAAAATGGCAGTGTGTCGGCGGCGGTTCTCGATGAAGCCTATACGAAGCTCGAAGCCAGTGCGAAGAAAGCCGGGCAAGCAATCGCGGACGCAACTGGCATCCTGGCGCAATGGCAGCAACAGAACGCGCAAACTCAGGCAGTTTCTACGGCGACGACAGACGCCCTCGACGAACTCACCAAAAAGTTCAATGACGGCGATATCTCGATTCAGCAGTACACCTCGGATTACGCCAAGTGGCAGGCGGCGCAGAAGGCGGCCGGGGATGTTGCGGTAACCGTCGAAGGCCAAGTAGCTGCACTGACAAACACTGTCGCACTTCAACAGGGGACGCTCGCGGTAAACATCGTTGCGTGGGGCCAACTCGCAACAGCCGCACTCACAAATTCAAAGGATCTCCCGGCGGCCGCTGATGCGATGAAACTCGTACAAAGCGAAGCGTCCGCGCTCGGCATCACAATCACACAGGTAGGGCAGGGCTACACGCTTTCGTCGACTAATATGACGGCGGCGGGACAAGCCTCCGTGAAGGCGCTTGCCGAGCAGATGACGCAAGCTGGGCTTACCGTGCAAACGATCAGCGGTGGTATCCCGGTCTACACCGATGCCGCCACCGGCGTGACGGTCTACGGAAAAGCGCTTTCTTCAACGACTGGCAATTTGGAAGACGTAAATACCGGGATTATTCGGTTGAACGTCAACCTTCCGGGCCATGCCGCAGCACTTCAGGCGGCGGCGGTTGCTGCTGGACAGCACGCGGTGGCTCTTGGCGGCCTTAACACGGCTGCGCTGAACGTCGAACCGTCGCTGTTCAATGTGACGGCGGCGGTTAATAATCTGACGACGGCAGGGAAAGGCTCAGTCAACACCTTCGAGAATGCGCTTTCGGTTTTTAATAACCTCGCGTC